ATTATTTAAAGAATTCTTCAAGCGTTGTTATCACTTTTCATGACAAAAAGCTAATACAAAAGCATTTTGGAAACAATGCTCACATAATTAATGTTGCGTATACCAATTATTATGAAAAATTAGACAATATATATGCTCAACTAACGGAATTCCAGGGTGGAGTAGACTATTGCATAATGGATTGCGGTGTGCTTGGGTTGGCCTTAGCTTCTAAAATATGGGACAACTTAGATATGTCAGTATTAGATTTTGGGAAAACATTAAGTTTGAGCAAGGTCTCTTCAGCAGCAACTATTACATGAATAGGCAACATAAAAAAATAGAAGAAGATGACATAAATTTTCTTACCGATCTTCTTTTTGACACATCACTTTCTGTCAGAGAAATTGCTAGACAATTAGATGTACCTGTATCTGAGGTTAATAAGAAGATAAATTATCTTGGCTTATCATGGCTAAAAAACTCTAGAAAAAAAATGTCTAGAGGACAAATGGCTTTAACAATGATAATGAAAAAACTTCTTCCTGGTGAAGAGATTATTAATGAGCATCATATAGGAGACAAGTTAAAGTTTGACGTGTTTTGCCCTAAATACAAGATCGCAGCAGAGTATCATGGCCGACAGCATTTCTATTATACTAGTAGATTTTTTGAATCAAAATATGAGTTTGAACAAGCTCAAAAAAGAGATGATAAAAAAACACAGTACTGTATAGATAATGGAATAGCTTTGATTGTTTTTAGATATAACGATCTACTAACAGAACAAGCGGTATATGATAGAATGTTAACAGCAATAAGGGAGACCGATTTTGTTCCAAAGTCCACTAATAAAAAATCCATAAGCTCTAATCCAGCATATCAGGAAGCTAAAAAGAAAAACTCTGAGTACAAAAAAAAATTGTACAAAAAAATAAAAGGTTCTAAAATTGATGGTCGTAGAAGAAGTATCTGACTTAGAAAGTTCTCCGATAGAGTACCACGCATTTGCTTTATGCCTAAAGCAACCAGGTGCCGTAAAATTCTTCAATGATAATTTGCCCAGTAATATAGTTGGAATTATTCATGGAGAAAAAGGTGTTCATGAGTTCTATGAAGCACTACTTAGCTTCTATCGTGCTACGGCACTTGATGTAGTGGATCCTGTAGCGCTTAAAGTTTGGCTACAATCTGAAACAGATATTTATAACGCTCTAGGTGGGGATACTGGTTTAGCAATAATGCTAGACTATGTACTGGGCATACATGTTGGCAGTAAAGAATCTGTTTTAGAGCTTATTAAACACAAGGCCAATAAGCGTAAGCAGATAAATTATCTTCAAGAGCTTCAAATATTAATTAATAAAAAAGGTCTTAAATCAGAAGAGGATACCTCTAGAATATCTGAGTTAACTTTAAAGATCAAAGATCTAGAAAATTCTATAAAATATAATCCATTTGATAAGCTTACAACAGCTTCGGATATTATGTCTAGAGCCGATAATCTACTAGATATACCTAGCTTTATGCCTACGCAGTTTAGGGCTCTGAATAGAGCTATGGGTTATACCGAAGATGGGGGGTTCTTTAAGGGGGCTGTGCATGCGGTCATTGCACCATCCGGTAAAGGTAAGAGTACTTTCGCAAAATGTTTAGCTAATCATTGGCTAGATACTGGTTACAGAGTTTTGTATGTCAATTTTGAGGAAGCTGTTGGTCACTGGGAAAGAATATTAATGACTCAAGTAATAGGTAAAAATGTTTATTCTGAGTCAGAAAAGTGGTCGCAAAAAGAAAAGATAGATTATATATCCATTTTTAAATCTAGATTAGAAAAGTGGGGTGACCGCCTTATGGTTAGGCATGATCCTGATACTCCATATTTTGAGGATCTAGAGTTTTGGCTTAGGGACCTAATAGGTCACGCTGACAAAATCCCCGATGTTTTAATAATTGACACTATACAGTCCATGTTCACTAGGGGTAACGGCAAAGGTAAGCCTCGTTGGGGTGAGTTTGAGGAAATGATGGTCAGATTGGAAAAGCTAGCCAGAGACATGAATTGTGTTTTAATAATCACCGCACAAGAAAATGCTAATAGGATGAAGGAAAGAAGAGAGGTAGTTCAGCAGTCAGATACGGGTGGATCCTTAGCTATTCAGCAAAAATGTGCAGTTACTATCTTTATTACAGAAAAACGTTTAGCAACTCATGATGAAACTGAGGACGAAAATATTATGCAGTTGCAAATTCCAAAAAATAGAATAACTGGTTCTGCATTTCTTTATGATCCTCCACTAGTTCGCTATAATGATGAAAAGAAAATATATGAAGATTACGAAGTTGTAAATGAGACTTCTTATACTGAAAATACCAGTTTACAAGACCTACTTAATGGAGAAGGATTTGATTGATGATAGACTTAAGTGCTGATTCAATAAAAGACTTTCAAACGTGTGAAAGATTATACGATTATAGATACTTAGAAAAACTTCCTGAAACAATCTATTCTCGTGATTTAAACACTTTAAAGTTTGAAAATAGTTTAAAGAGTATTATAAATTTTTTTTGGTTTAAGAAACAGGCTGGCATTACTCCGTCATACGCTTCGCTTTTAAATAGGTGGGAAAAAATATGGTTTCCCAAAGATACAACTCACTATGATTTAACCATAGAACAACACGAAAGTGCATACGGTAATACGTCTAGCTTGACAGCTCACGCTGCAAACATATTGCTGAATTTTCATGAAACTTATAATGAGTTAAATGCAATTCCTTTATCTATTGCAGATGAATATATTGTCTCCATAGATAAGTCAGTTAGGATACATGATAAGTTTGATTTAATATATAGATACGCTGGCGAAAATTATGTTGTTAAATTTATTTTTAATTATAAGAATAGTTACAGACAAATGTATCAAATTGATTTTTCTTCAATGTATTTAGCCTTCAAAAATCTGCATCCAGGTAAAATTTCTTCAACAAAATTTGGTTATGTTGATTTAATGTCGAATAACTTAAATTTCAATGAATATCAAATAACCGAACAAGATGTAGAAGCAATAAATTACTGGTGTGCTACAATAGAGGGCAAAGACGTGTTTGTGCCTAGGCGAGGTTTAACATATTATTGCAAAAGATGCCCATTTGATACGCCATGTTCTAAATGGTCTTTTGCAATTCAAGCAAAGGTAAAGTGAGTATTATATTATGGCTAAAAATTTCTTGGACGAAATCCTTAAAGAAGATAAAAAAAGTTTTTTTGAGACAGAGAACGACGTTCTTAGTCAGTTGTTAGACGAAATAAATCTAATCACAGATGATTCTATAGTATCTTTTGTTAGATCTGTTTTACTAAAGGCTCAAATATTTTGGGATATTCCATCTAGCTTTTCTGATAAATATCATCCCGGGGATGAGCATGGTGTGGGTGGCAATGTTTTGCATACCAAAAGAGTTGTTAGAGTGGCAACAATTTTAGCAGATTCGTATTGTTTATCTGATGATGAAAGAAATATAATTTTAGCTGCTTGCCTGCTTCATGATATCACCAAGGGTATAGCTGACGTCAATGATGACTCCTGTTTCCACTATGACCCTATGCATCCATATACGGTGGCTACTTTTGTGCAGAATTGTCAACTATATGATAAAGAACATGGGAATGATTCTCAGTCAACAAGCTTATTTGTATCAGAGGAATCAATACAATCTATATTGAGATTAATTAGGTGTCATCTTGGACCATGGTCTCCAGTTCCAGAAACTTATCCTATCACCTATTTAGACTACATTGTTCATATTGCCGATAGTGTTGCTAGTAAAATTCATACAGTTATAGAAGATAGTGAGCTTATCAATGAAAAATGGCGAAAGCAAGCTGAATAAACAGCAGCGTATTATAAATAGAGCATTTATTCTTAACAATCTAGATGATATAATTAAAGAATCTATTTATTATAGAGCCAATGCGGACTCTTTGTCTGAGCAATCTGTCGCAAAAATTCATATTTATAATGACACTAAGGTGAAGATATTATGAAAATGCCGGCGGATCAATCTAGGTATATTTCCAATTGGAAATATTTTGAGATAGCCAAGTATATAAAGAATCTAGATAGAGTTATTAGAATAAAAAATAATGATGCGCCAGTGCTGATTACTGACGCTGAGTTAACTAATTTTATTAAACAGAATAATAATACCGGTTTATATACTTCAGTGTGGAGATATAACGAAACTAATTTAGATTCTGCAACTAGACTATCATCTCTTTACTTTGATATTGACAATAAAGATCAAGAGCAATCTTTGCACGATTGCATACAGTTGTATGATTATCTTTGCAACTTCGTTCCTGGGGATTCTGTAATAGTTTATTTTACTGGCAAGAAGGGGTTTCATGTTGAGTGTGAAGCTATTGCTTTGGGGATTAATCCTTCAAATAACCTACCAAATATATTTAGATTTATAGCAGAAAGCGTGAAATCAAAATTAAATATACAGTCTTTAGATTTTAGTGTATACGACGCTAGAAGAATGTGGAGACTTCCTGGGAGTATACATCAAGATACGGGACTGTACAAGAATACCATAAGCGAGCAAATCTTAAGATCTGGAATGCAAGCTATATTAAGACATTGCTCATCGCCAGCGGATAATACTGTACAAGAACAAACATTTAATGCTAAAGCGAATGAATGGTTTAGAAGTTTTACATATGAATTAGAAATACAAAAAGAAAAATCTAAAGATTTTATTGGATATTTTAATAAATATGGATCTTCTAATTTAAAATCTTTTCAGGAATCAGAAAAACAATTTACTGCAAAGCGTCTCATGGAGAACTGTGTGGCAGTAAAAAGATTATGGCAGCAAGCTATAGATAAAAAATGCCTAGAGCATGAAGCAAGATTGTTTTTATGCTCTATCCTGACATACAATAATGAGTCTATAATGTTTTTGCATAGTATATTAAGTAATTGCGACGATTACAATATAGATAAGACTAATAGCCATATTAATGATTGGATTAAGAGAAGACAGTTGGGAATTGGCGGAAGACCGTATACGTGCGAAAGAGCAAATGCCGTTGGCGTTGGTTGTGGTGAATGTTCTTTGGAAAAAAGAAATAAATGGGTAAAAATTGGAAATAAATATGTTGAAACGCAAGATCAGTCTTCTCCATCGCCAATTAGGTTTGCCTACAAAAACATTAGAAAAGGGGGTGAATAGTTCGTGAACGGCATAAAAAACCCAGATGATGTTGTAGCAGTTTGCTCCGAGTGTCACTCAGATCAACCGGATATTTATATGTACAAGAACCCTTTTGCCCAAGAGGGTAAGCCAGTCCCATGCAAGTATTGTGGTGGAGTGGTAATAATTACATACAGGGAAATAAGAGATCAGTCTTTAGATGACTCAAATAAAGGCAGAGGAATTTAATGAAAAATTGGACAAATCTTCATAATCATACAGTTTTCTCTATGCTCGACGGGCATGGAAGAATCGATGAGTATCTAGATAGAGCTAGATCTCTTGGTATGAAGGGATTGGCTACAACTGATCACGGCAATATACACTCGTGGCTTGATTTTTATGATGCAGGTCAAGCTACGGGTATCAAGCCAATCCTTGGTTCTGAATTTTATCAAGCTAGAAAAACTAGATTTGATAAAGATGAAGAAGAAAGATCTGGCCCAGCAAAAAATGAATGGGAACAAAGAGGTCCATATCATATAACAATTTTAGCTAAAAATAATATTGGATATAATAATATTATAAAAATGTCTTCAAGATCTTTTCTTGAGGGATATTATGTTAAGCCAAGAATAGATCATCAATTGATTTCCGAACATTCAGATGGAATAATAATCTTATCTGGATGTTTAAATGGAGAAGTTTCTCAAGCATTACTCAGAAATGATTACGATTTTGCCTTGAAAACAGCGCAAAAAATGCAAGATATAGTAGGTAAAGAAAACTATTTCATAGAAATTCAAGATCATGGTTTGTATGAGCAGAAGAAAATTACTAATGGACTAATACAAATAGCAAATACTATAGGCGCTAAAATAGTTCCAACGGGGGACTGCCACTACGTGCATCAGCATGACGCTAGAGCTCACGACATTATGTTATGCGTGGCAACTAACTGCAATATACATACTCCAAATAGATTTTCTTTTAGCGGAGATGAATTCTATTTGCAATCTTATAATGATATGGAAAATAAATTTAATTCTAATTGGCTAAAAAATACCATGGACATTTATGATATGGTTGATGTAAATTTAAATTTTGGTAATATATACTTTCCAAATTTCCCCATACCTACAAGCGAAACATCAACCCAATACTTCGAAAGATTAGCCTGGAATGGTCTAAGAGAAAGATACGGAGATTCATTACCTAAACACATCATTGACAGAGCTGATTATGAGATAAAAGTTGTTAAGGAGATGGGTTTCCCCGAATATTTCTTGGTTGTTTCCGATCTAGTCAATTGGGCTAAAGATAATGGAATACGAGTTGGTTGGGGTAGAGGATCCGCGGCTGGCAGTATACTATCCTATGCATTTGGAATTACTAATCTAGATCCAATTAAGTTTGGTTTGATGTTTGAGAGATTTCTTGTAGAAGGAAGAAAGTCAATGCCAGATATTGATCTTGACTTTGACGATAGACATAGAGATGAAGTTATCAATTATGCTAAAAATAAATATGGGCATGATCGTGTCGCTCATATATGTACATTTAATAAAACTGGCGCAAGACAGTCCATAAGAGATGCAGCAAGAGCTCTCGGATATGACTTTGCGACTGGTGACTCTGTAGCTAAATTAGTTCCACCACCAGTATTGGGAATATCAAAAAACCTTAGTGAGTGCATGGAAGTTGTAGAATTTTCACAATTATATAAAAAAGAAAACACAGCTAAAGAAATAGTAGACACTGCGTTTGGCCTAGAAGGTTTGATAAGACAAACTGGAATACACGCTGCGGGCGTAGTTATTTCCAAAGGTCCACTAACAGATTATTTACCAATTATGCAAAAGGGTATAGATAATCCAATAGTTACCCAATGGGATATGGGTAGAGTCGAACAGTGTGGATTATTAAAAATTGATTTCCTTGGATTAAGAAATTTGGGTGTGATTGATTCTTGTGTTAAATTAATTGAGAAGCACCAAGGGAAAATTGTAGATATTGATTTAATCCCACTAGATAATGAAAAAACTTATGATGAATTGTGCAAGGGAAATTGTACTGGTGTATTTCAGCTTGAATCTTCTTCTATGAGAGAAATGATGATTGGACTTCAGCCAAGAAGCATTGAAGATATAATGGCTCTTATTTCCCTTCATAGGCCTGGTCCGATGGGGTCTGGAATGGATAAAGAGTATATTAATAGAAAGCATGGTCGCAGCGTAATTAAATATGATCATCCAAAATTAGAAAAAGTTTTAGCTTCGTCCCTGGGAATCATGTTATATCAGGAAGATGTACTAGGTGTTGCGAGAGAACTAGCAGGCTTTACTTCTGCTGAAGCCGATGATCTTAGAAAAGTTATTGGCAAAAAGTTAATGGATAAAATTGCTAATATGAGATCAAAGTTTGTCGACGGCTGTATTGAAAATTCTGGCCTAACTAAAATTCTAGCGAATAAGATATTTTCTGATATTGAATATTTCGGTGGCTATGGTTTCAACAGAGCTCACGCAGCAAGCTACGCAATGATTAGCTATATTACATCTTATCTTAAAACAAACTATACCGTTGAATATATGGCTTCGCTAATGTCCTCTGTTGTGGGAAATAAAGATAAGCAATCTTTATACTTGGCAGACTGTAGGAAACTAGGCATCGGCGTGATGCCGCCCTCGATTAATTATTCTGGTATAGATTTTGAGGTATTAGATCGTAATTCTATAATTTTTGGATTATCTGCGATTAATGGAATTGGTAACTCTATAGCAGAAAATATAGTTTCAGTTAGAGACCAGCAAAATCCGTATAACAACATGCACGACTTTTTTAGGAGATGTGGTGCAACTCTTTTAAAGAAAAGCACATTGGAGCACTTAGCCAAAGCTGGCGCTCTAGATGAGTTATTCAATACACAAGTTAGTGAGTTAAATAGAATTGAAGAAATCAAGTTACTTGAAATAGAAAAAGAGGAATTAGGTATCTATGTTACTGATCACCCAGTAAATGGTATATGGGATATCTTATCTAAGAAAATTGATTATGAAATATTTGATTTGTCAGAATTACCAAATAATACTCAAGTAAGAATTGGTGGTATCTTAAGCGATGTAAAGTCAATAGTCACAAAAAAGGGAATGAAAATGTACAAGCTAATATTAGAAGATATATCTTCCGATATTGAAATTGTAGTCTTTCCAAAGTCTCTCAAAAATCTAGGTGATTCACCCTTTGCTAAGGGTGACATTGTGGTAATAAATGGTGCAGTCAGTAAAGAGGGAGACGAAGAAAGCTCAATAGTCAAACTGTACTACAACTCTTTTGAAAAAATTGATTCAAAAATATTTTCTAGTGGCAAAGCAATAATATTAGAAATAGCTGACAACTTTTCACCGTTATTAATTCAAAAAATATATGATATAATTGAATCAACAAAAGGTGATAAACCAGTTTTTATCCAAATGATAAATGGTAATCACAAATATATATTTAAGTTTAAAAATAATACATCGTCTAAAGTTCAGTCAGTTATTGAAGATATTATCAGAATGGAGAAAGAAAATGTCTAGTCTTGGACCAACAGTCAATCCAGTCCAAAAATGGTGCTGGTCCTTTTGTCCCTCTTGCAATAGGTGTCAAGATAAGGGTACATATACTCGTTGCAACAGCTGTAGCGGTAGATATGACCCAAATTTAACAATACCTGTTGATAACCAGGATTTCTGTGATTGCAAAAATGGCGTTCTTCGTTGGAAGACGCAACAAGGCAAATTAATCGTTACTAAATTTAAATCTAACCCTTTTAAGGGTCAAGTTAAGTATGAAAAGAAAACGGAAGATGAAAGAGATTGGGATTCTTACGTTAAAGATATGAGAGAAAAATTGGATGATCCTAGTTGGAATCCAATAACTATTTACGAGGAGTAAAAATGCTACCTGGAGTTGTTAAAAAAGGAAATATAAAATTAACAGAATACGTTGATTCGGTCTATGGTTATGATGATAAATTTTTCATTCAATGTTCTTGCGTTGGATTTTATCTGACAAAAAAAGACCTGAAAGATTTACTAACCGTAGTCCACTACTATTTAAATGTGGATGAAATTAGTGAAATATCTGTTTCTATAGGAGGCCAAGATGTGGCCATATGAGGAAAATGACCAAATGGAAATAGGCGAATCTGGATGGATGCCATCAAAAAATGGTGGTTATAAAAATATTTATAATGGACATACAATAGATGAAAACGGAAAAGAATACGACGAAAACGGATTGTTGGTATTTGACCCAGATGAAGAATAATTAGGAGTTATTTTTGAGTTTAATTAAAATTAAAAGTTATAATGATTTAACAGATTTGCAGTTTCTAGCTTTAGTAGATTTTTCATATTCCAGAATAGATACATACCAGCAGTGCCCTGCTAAATATTTTTATTCATATATTTGCAAAGAGCCACGGCTGTTTAACTCTCCCGCTGCATTAGGCAATATAGTGCATTCTGTACTGGAGAGTGTTTTAGATAATGAAAAGACACTAGATATTAATGAGTTAGAGCAAGAATATAATAAGAATATTTCTGTTTGGGATCCAGATAATAATATACCAAAGGATTTAATATCTGTTGGATCTGTAATCCTGCAAGAATTTTATGACCAATATTACGATAAGAAGTTTAATATTTATGAAAAAGAGTTACCTTTTAATTTTATCATTGGTTGCTATAAAATTCTTGGCTTCATAGATAGAGTTGATGTGATTGGTGACAGGGTTAATATCGTTGACTACAAAACAGGAAAATGGGAGGTTGCCCTAAAAGATGTGCCAAACAATCTGCAGCTGGGCATCTATGCATTGGCTATGCACAATATCTTTCCTGAAAAAGAAATTTACGCAGAATTACATTATCTAAGATCTGGCAAGAAAAAGGGCCACCTATTTACTAACGAAGATATTGAAAATGTAAAGATAAATTTAATTAGTTCTATAACTGAAATAATTAACGATACTAATTTTACACCAACCTCTAATGCCCGTGTGTGCTCATATTGCGATCATGCTAAAAGCGGTGCATGTCCAACGGGTGTTTTTAGAAATAAAAAGAATAATGGACAATAAAAAAGACCGGGGTTTCCCCCGGTCTTTTTTGTTAGGAAAACACCAATCAGAAATCGGTTACGGGATTTTCCTCAGCGGAGAGCCAAAGGTCGAAATCCTCAAACTCGGTCACCATTTTGACAGCTGATTCATGGTCCATATCTAGAACCTTGGTTATGTCGTCAATGGTTTCCTCGTTGATTGTTTGATTGATGCTGCTGATGATTGTTTTTAGTGTGTTCATGATGAACAGTATACTCTCTTTCTTTGGAATTTGCAACCTATTTTGATTTTTTTATCAAGATAGTGTATAATTTATCTACAAAATATCTTGATGCGTAAAGGATACACAATGAGCACAGAGATTGTCAACCCAGAAGACTTTTTTTTGGAAAAATCTTCGTTTAAAAAACATCCAAATTTAAAAAATATTAGAAACAGATCTGTTGACTCTGAAGTAATTGAGAACGATGCAGTTATTTCCAGGAAAAAGGGAAATGCATATCAGTATACTAAGACTGGTTATAGAAAAGATATAGATATGAATGTTCGTTCTAGTTGGGAGGCAAATTTTGTCAGAGTATTAAAGATTTACAAAATTAATTTTCAATTTGAACCCACTGTGTTTTCCTTCCCAATCAAAAGGGGAACCAGGGGGTATACACCAGATTTTCTCTTGAGTAGAAATAATGACTGGATAGAGATAAAAGGTTATTTAGATGATAAAAGTAAAATTAAATTAAAAAGGTTTAAAAGATATTATCCAGATGAATTTAAAAGTCTGATTTGCGTAATAAGCAAATATTCGAATGACGCAAAGAGCACGATGGAACAACTAGAAGTGCCTAATATTATCTTTTATGAAGACTTTAGAGATTATTACAGTGAGTATATAGTTCACTGGGAAGGAAAGAAATGATAAGTTACAAGGAGCAATATTACTCTTTAGCTGAAGAGGAGATGCAAAAATTAATTGCCGATAGCAAAAAGGGCTGCCAAAAATCTCAAGAGCAATTGTTAAAGGTTTTTAATAACTTTTTAACTAAATATATTTCGTTATTATATCATGGTAAATATAATTTAAGTGATTATGATATTAGGAGATTTGTTTCTCTGTTTATTAAAGAGTCGCCTATAAGATTTGCACTTATGAAAAATAAAGTAAACACTTATACCTTAAGCGTGATCAATGAAACAATGCGTGGCATTCATTATATGACAAAAAGATATGGTGATGAAGAAGATATTCGTCAAACAGTGTACATGACATTCTTTCAGTGTGTTGGAAGGTATGAAAGAAGAGACTCGGCAAAAGGGCCAATACCATTTAGTGGATTTTTATATAGCTACTTTTTTTATCTTTTAAAGAAAAATGTAGACACCTTTTTGATTGATCAGTTAGGTAGAAAAACGTTCCTATTGTTAGATGACGAGGCTACAAGTGATGAAGGTGACGAGGACTACGTTGTTGGGTTTAAGGCGGATCCAATCGAATATAGCATGGAAAGACTAATGGCAACTGATAGAATAGACGAATTCTGGGTCTTAGGAGAAAATGTTGAAGGACCATTCGATAAGCTTTCGATACAAGAGAGGCAGCTGCTAAAATGGAGATATATTGACAACAAAAGGTCAAGTCAAATTTCCCAAATTGTTAATGAGCACCCCAATACGGTGAGGGAACATCTCTCTAAAGTTAGAGAAAAAATAAAACAAATACTTCTAGAAGACGAGTTCTCGTATGAAGAACTTTACTATTTATTAAAAATGGAGAACAAATGAACAGTTCAACTCTTGAAAAACTTCAGGAAATGTTGCAGCAGTTTCTTGGGCCTCAACTAAAAGAAGTCATTGATGCCTACAGCGACAACAACAACTCGTATAAGTATTTTATTGAAATTCCAGAAACAGATGTTGTAGATTTGGGTATAGAAAAAATAGCCTCTCTTGTAGCTAGAACTTCTAATGTCTATGGTAGAGCAGCTAGATTTACTGGAATAGCTAGAGCTCAATATAAAATATTAGAAGGAAAATATAAAAAAGTATATAAGTCTAATCGCATAGGTAAAAACGAAGCTGAGAGAGAAGCAGCAGCAATGGACGCTGCGGAGGATGAGTATTTTGCTTTGATAACTTGTGAGGCCATCGTACATTTAGCGGAGGCCATGGAGTCAGCAGCAAGAATTGCGTCGGAGTCTGCAAGAAAGCTTATGGATAAGATACAGTCTATGCAGGTTGCTTCGTTTAGGGAAGATAAAGGCTCTTTTATGGACTCGGATTTTTTTAATACATACTAAAAGGATAATATATGTTCATAGGTTACTATAAAAGTGTTGGATCATCTAAGGAATTTTATTCTTGTAAAAGAGTTGATCTAAATTTTCCAATACAAGTTGAATATGAGGGTGATAGATATTTGCTAAATAAAACTATACAGGTATCTTCTAAATCTCAAGAAAAAAATGTTATTAACACCGCCAAAAAATATGGAATAAAATATGACATTAGAATTGATTCCGGAGCAAATAGCTGATTTAAAATCAGAAATTGAAAATTTTTTGTTTCAAATACACTCTCAAGAAAGAGAGCTATACAGTAGGCACGAAATAGAAAACATGCTCCTAGATATCTATTCTTTGCTTAAAACAAAATGAAAATGGTGTTAAATGAATATAGAAGTTTTTTGCGATGGTGCATCACGAGGGCAGGGCCAAAAAAAGTATGGCGAAGCAGCGTGTTCAGTTGTGGTTTATCGGAATAGAAAAAAGATAGCCCAATTTGCCAGGGGTCTTGGTCGCAGAACTAATAATGAAGCTGAATACGAGGCTGTTATAGCCGGTTTGCTAATCTGTTCTATGGCTGATTTGACTGACCCAATAATTTACACAGATTCATCTGTTGTGGCTAATCAGGTTAATGGAAACTTTAAATGTAAAAGTCCAACTCTTATTCCGCTACTAATGACAATAGAGGAAATTAAAGATGAATTTAATTTTAGAGTCGTGCAAGTAAAGAGGGATTTTGTTTGGGAACCAGACGCTTTAGCTAATGCATTTTTAGATGAATTAGAATTAAGAAAAGAACACATTTCCAAAATATAACTGCTATAATGTAACGCATGATGTTAGAAAACAAATATTACAAAGAATATCCGTTAATTATTGGCCTAGCAGGCAAAGCTGCTAGTGGCAAAACTTCGGTGGCAGAGAGCATAGTTCCTAAAGTTTCTATTAATCCTGTTAATAACTCCATTATATGGGACCATATATTTTTTACTTTGCCATTATATGAGATAGCTTCAATCAAAAGAACAACATTAGGTCTTCGTCAAAAAGACCGCCAACTATTCTCTATCCACCAGGTTTTATTTGATTTATTTGGTGGTAATGCTCTAGGTAATATACCTGATTACAAGCATTTTACCGACTTAGTTGAGCAAATGTATTCTTTGCCAATAGAACAGGAGAAGAAGCCGAGAAGTTTTCTTCAAAAAGCTGGAGATCTGTGTCGGTTATACGATCCCGACTGCTTTGCTAAATGGGCTATTTACAAGGCATCTCGGATGCACAGATCGATAGTATCCACTGAAACATATGAAGACAACCAACTTCCTGTTGGAATAATAATTTCTGATGTTCGTTTTGAAAATGAGGCTAATAAGATTCTCAAGCAGCCAAATGGACTGATTATTTACTTCGATGCCTCAGATTATACTAGAAATCAAAGAATGATTGAGCGAGACGGGTTATTGATGACAGAGGCTCAGGCGTCACATAGATCAGAAAAAGAATGTGAGTTGGTAAAAGAATTAGCTTCTGCTATAATTGATACAGACAATATGTCCCTGGAGCAACAGTCTGCTAAAACC